GTCAGCAGCTTCATCCCACACAAGAGTTTTATTAGGTTCTGTGCCACGTTCAATCTCAATGCCACCATTCTGTGTAGGATCATCGCCATCGTAATTAGAGTTAAGAACAATCTGGTTATCAGCGAGATTAATAGTTTCAGTATTAACTGTAGTAGTTGTGCCTGATACAGTAAAATCACCACTAACAGTAAGATTACCACCAACAGTAAGATTATCACCAACAGTAAGATTATCACCAACACTAAGATCGTTTGTAATGGTTACACTATTAGTCAGACCAACAGTAACAGCGGCACTCTCAGAGCCACTTCCTGTTACTTCAATCTGATCAGCAGTACCATCAATAGTAGCTACGTAGTCTCCTGTAGTGTCTGTGCCTAGTTCTACAGAGTTAGGCTCAATAGTAGTAGTAAGAGTAATGTTCTCAGTACCATCAAAGTCAACACCCGTAGCTGTAACGTCACCAGACAGCTCAATAGTACGTTTAGTTTCTAATGCAGTAGCTGTCGAAGCATTACCATCAAGGTCACCAGTTACGTTACCTGTAAGATTACCTGTAAAGCCTGTAGTTGCTTCAATAGTAGTGCCAGTAATATCAGAAGCAGATGTACCACCAATAACAGTGCCATCAATAGTACCAGCGTTAATCTCAGCAGTATCAGCTACAAGGCTGTCAATGTTAGCTGTACCGTCTACATAAAGGTCACGCCACTCTTGTGTAGAGCTACCTAAGTCATATTCATTGTTTACATCAGGAATGATGTTACTGTTAATGTCTGCACTAAAGGCTACAGTATCTGTGCCTGCCTCGCCAAAGGTCAGATTGCCATTAATAGTAGCATTGCCTGTAACTGTCAGGTTTCCACCTATAGAAAGATTAGCAGAAGCCGTGATGTCACCAGCAAAGGTAGAAGTCTCATCTACAGTAAGAATGTCTGTTGTTACAGTGCCGTCAAAGAAGGCGTCTTTATACTGAACAGAGCTTGTACCAAGATCAAGTGTGTTTGTAGTCTTTGGAGCGACTGCAGAAGTAGACACCACAACGTCTTGGCCCGGACCAACCTTAGTAATAGGTGCACCTTCTCCTGAAGACCCGTCATGTTTGTGGCCTTCAGTAGCATTGAATGCACCTTCAATAGCGTCGTACTCTTCATTAAAATCAGAAGCATCAATAACTTTGCCGGTAGCAATACTATTATCTTCGTCTCGGCGTGTGTAGCCTGTCATAATATGAGTCCTTATTGTCTATCGTTCTGTCTAAACTCTAGAATCGCCGTGTCCAGAGTAAATGAAGGGTTAGTTGAACTATCTTCAATACGCATAGCTACAGTTTTACCAGAGCCTATAATGTTTCTAGCGTATTGTTTATCTAATACGCCCCCAAAAGTAGCAGAGCCAAACACTGCATTAGTAGAGCCGTAGAGAAATATAGCACTACCAGTACTTGTGATGTTAAAAGTAGTAGGCTGAATAACGTCTGTATTGGTAGCCTTGCCAAAATCAAACTTAAGGTTTACATCAAGAGACATAGTCCCTAAAGGATCAGCATATAAGATGAGTTTGTATACCGTCTTACGTGCTTGCGGGTCAGTAATAGCCATATAAGGAGACTCATAGATAGCCTCAATGACATCCCCATCAAAAGAAGAGCCTGTGTCTAACTCATAGACATACCCATCGTCGTTAGCAAATATGGTTGTCTCGTCATAGCCTGCTGTATACTTACTATCGCTGCAGTATGCTTTAATACCTTTTGTAGTAGCCCAAGCAATAGACTCTGCACCTTGGCTAGAAAACTTAGTAGCAAGAAGCCCTTTAGCAGAACTCTGCTGCTCAGACGGTACATATGCAAAGATACGGTACTGGGCTTTCTCACGTAAAACAATAGAGCTAAAGTTTGTAGCAGACTGCAGGAAGTTATAGGCGTCTTTAGCAATAGTATCAGAAGGAATATCTAAGCCAAAGTCACCAATGCGATCTGTTGCACTTAAGAGCCTAATACCATCAGGAGCAACATACATAATGTCGCCGCCTACTTCTTGAATAGTATCGCCATTAATGCAGCCAATGCGATCCGTAATAGGAGCAACAACAAAATCAGCGATTGAACTACCAGTAATACGCTTGATGCTGTTTCTGCTAAACACAATCAGTTGGTCACGGAATACCGCTAAGCCTGTGATCTGGTTGCCTACATTAATAACACCACCACCATTAGCAGCAGTAAAGTCGCTGTAGGTAGAGGGCGCAGTAAAGTAAAGACTAGTCTCTTTAGCGTAAAAGGTGGTAGTCTTGAATACAGCTATGTGAGAAGCGCCCTCAACATCCGCCGGGGTTGTAAGATAAGTAACAGTATCTGCAACATCATCATACACAAAGGGATAGTTAACGCTGTCTACGCCAAGGATAACATGGCCTGTACCAAAGTTTAACTCAGTGAACCGTACTTTAGCTCCGTTTAGAGCAGCCGTAGCTTTTAATGTCCAACCTATGCCCGTACTTTTATATACTTTACTGTAAGTACCATCACTACGGATAGCTAAGACCTCACCCGCTGCAACTACTTTAACCCCAAGTACAGGCTCAGTGCCGGGGATAGCATTACTATCAAACTTATCATACCCTCTAATCTTTGCGTAGCCACCCTCTTTAGACGGCTCAAAGTTTTGTAGGATAGAGGCAGAACCAACAGCTTGAATACCCTGCTGTAAAGGGGAGAGGCTAGAAATCAAGCCCCCCTTAAACTCAATAGGAAATGTCTGCCATGCTGTAGCCATTAGAAATGAACTCTTGTATCTTTAAGGTATTCGGTTCTATTAATGTGCAAACTACGTAAGTTCTTGATACCAGATTCAAACTTATCCTGAGCAAAGTTAGCTGCCTGCATATCCCCACGGAACTGGTAAACGTAGTACATAGCACCGTCTACAATAACGTGTCTGTAAGGCTCTGGGATGGTCGGGATGTCAGTAGCCTTCTCAAGAGTAAAGCTGTATGTGTAGTATTCATACACTACTTCATAGGCTTTATCCGGCGAAGGGACCAAGATAAGCTCTCTGCTAGGAGTACGCACAACGTATGAGGGCATACTTCTTATACTATTACTAGAGTTATACTCGCTGTACACGTATTTGTCAATATATTCTTCGTAGTTCATGGCTTTTAATTTACGTGTTTCGTTAGCATTAACATCGTCTTGCCGGATACGAAAGGTGTTGAAGTTAATGGTCTTGGCATCATAGGGATAGCTGTAACGCACAACACCCGGAACTAAAACCTCTGTTTCCTCAACATGGTTCCACGGCCACTCAAACTCTTCCTGATTGATATGTCGTACAGCGGAGTTGACTGCATCCTTAGCAAAACTGTAGTAACCAGTAGCTCCATCAAAGTTAGCCGAAGTTAACTCTACCTCATTGAGCCTTCTGTTTACGTCATTGACAAGACCTAAGTAGTTATACGCAGGCATTATTACTTCTCCTTCATACGCAGGAAGATAGAGCGTTCATACACAAGGCCGCTACCAGAGATGATCTTACAGTTAATTGTATATCTCACGTTGTTTGTGCCTAGAGAAAAACGTGCAGTAGCAACTTGACCAGAGATAGTACCAGTTACGAACTGTAAGCCATTCACTACGGAAGCACCAGTAACCTCAGTCTTGACACCTTCACCATCATAGATATACCACGTAGTGGCAGATAACGTGTCGTCCCTTAGTAAGCGTGACCAGTCTACACTGTAATCTACAATCTCATCAGGGTCTTTGTCGGGCCATCTATATGACATTTTATCTTCCTTATTATGCGGCGTATACTGTTGATCGTCTGTCTTGTGGTGTCAGCACAACTGTATGATTTTCTTTAGGCGAAATATAAACTGTGTTTCTTTCATCGTCTGGTGTTAGATACAGTATGTTTGTGTATACTGGTGTATATACACCTACGTTCTCTACAATTGAGACGCTATTTGTATTTATGTGTAGTGCTGCACTAGACAGTGTTGTAGCAGTTCCAATACCTATATCTTGACCTGTTAGAGTAAAGCTTGTATTGGCAGCAGCCAAACTAACCGTATTAAGAAAACTAACGTCCTGTCCAGTTAGTACAAATACACCAGCGTTACTAGATACTTTTCTTTTAACACGTACAGTTACATCTTGGCCCGTAACTGTGAATGTTTCATAATCAGCAGAGAGTGCTCTGTTAATTTTAAAGGATGTTGCTTGACCTGTAAATACATATTCTGTAGTGTTAGGTATAATAGATAGTTCAACACCAAATGTTACATCTTGTTCAGCTACCGTATAGCTACCAGATGTGGCAACAACTTTAACTTCTTTTAGCGTAGCTGCATCTTGACCCGTAACAGTAAAGCTACCTGAATCTGCGGCAAAAGAACGTACAGATGTTAGTGTTGTATTTTTCCCATTTACTGTAAAGGATACTAGACCAGCAAGCTCGGAGATTGCTTTAAATGCATCCTGACCTTCAAAAGTAAACGAACCTAGTCCAAGCGATATTCTTAGGTATTTAGTTAGGTTTGTTGCAGGAGCAGTGAGTGTGTACGTGCCTGTATTAGCCGCTAAAGATATACTAAATCTTACGTCATAGCCTGTTATGCTGTATGCCCCAGCATCTACAGAAAGACGTTTAGAAATACCAACTACAGCACTTTGCCCAGACAGGGTAAAGATACCCCTAGATGAAATAATGCTAATTTCTTTTACAGAGCCTGCATCTTTTCCACTAAGTGCGTAGTAACCTGTATTAGTCTTTAGTGGAATATTTCGTGCTGCATCTTGACCAGTTAGCGTAAACGTACCTTGATCAAGAGTAACATTAAGGACTTTAGTAAACGATACACTTTGTCCAGAAACACTGAAAGATGCATACTCAACAGCTTCAGCAATTCCTTTTGATGCAGCTTGACCTGTTAAAGTAAAGCTACCAGTATTTGATGTTATACTATAACTTAAACCAAGCGTTACGCTTTGACCTGTTACAGTATAGCTTGCATTGTCTACTGCTACATTAAGATTTTTAGTAAGTGTTACTGCCTGCCCACTTACACTGAAAGATACAAGTCCAGCGGTTTCAGATATATTCTTTAGTGCGTCTTGTCCAGTGAGTACAAACGAACCATGACCAGCAGCAATACTATTGTCTTTAGTAAAGTTTGCAGCTTGACCTGCTAAACTAAATGAACCATATTCTGCAGCAACATTGTTGTCTGTCGTTAGCGCAACAGTCTGGCCGGAAAGACTAAATGTAACTTGATCAGCGGTAACATTCAGAACTTTAGTAAAGTTTGCTACTTGACCAGTTAGGCTAAATGAACCTTGCTCAGCTAAAACATTAAGAGACTGGTTTAATCCTGTTGCCTGACCCGTTAAAGTAAAGCTACTATTGCCTAGCGCAACAATTAAGTTTGCTGTAGTTGCTACAGTTTGTCCAGTTAAAGTAAAGCTACCAGCATCAGCAGCAAGAGTATAACTTGCAGAAACAGTAAAGGTTACATCTTGTCCCGTAAGTGCAAAAGTACCTTGGGCAGCAGTTAATGTAAGTGCTTGAGCTGCACTTAGTGGACCTATATTTAAACTACCAAAACCAGCACTATCAAGGTATATGCCGTAATCAAATCCAGTAGATGCTACCGCAAGTGTACCGGAAACTAAAGTAGCTACTTCAGAAACTGGTGTATAGGTAAGTGTTACATTTTGTCCTGTAAGACTAAAAGTATCTACATCTGAAGTAAGACTATAGGATACATTTGCAGTAGACGTAAGTACTGCATCCTGTCCCGCAAGACTAAAAGCCCCTGTACCGGAGGTTAGGCTGTAAGACCCACTGTCAATAGCGTCATTATCACCGAGCGGTGCAGAGGCTAATGGTGAAAAACCTAACATGTATTACCTCTTATACTACGGTTGCAGATAATTCATGTACCCATAGTTTTTGATTAGTATCATTTCTGTTCGTAACGTAAATAATAAAACGAAGGAATCTATAATTATTTCCAGCATCGTATAAAGAAGATGCGGCTAAATCGTATGTATAATCAGTAGCAGTTGTCACAGCAGTTGAACTACTCTGTATAGTTTGGAAGGTAGGCTCATTGCTAGTGTTATAATACCATGCACCAATAACATACAGAGAACTAGTCCAGCTAGACGATGTTTCTAATCTAGCCTTTAAACGAATAGTACTAGAGCTTGTGTAAGCCCCTCCAGTAATAGGAATCTCAAGGCTTTGTCTAAATACTACGTTATCCGCCTGATCGTTAGATACAAAACAAAGTGCACCACTTTTATCTGAGTCATTATAGTACAGCATAGGCGAATGCGTTAAGTTAGTTTTTTCCGTACTTAATGCCATACCAATAGGCAAACCATCCGCTGTGTTACTGTTTGTGTGAATAACCAGATTTGTTTGAATAGCAGGGCCAGATGTTTCACTATACCTAAACAAATCTAAATCAGAGCCTACTTTAAATTTGCAAGAACCTGTTGTATAGTCACCTGTTCCCACATCAAGAATACCAAGAGATGCTATTGTACTTGTATTAAAAGCACTGCTAGAATTGTTTTTAATCCAAGCCGCACCAATACCATCTGTCCAACTTGTTGGATTCATTTTTGGATTAGACATGTATGGCGCTACAGATTGTGCTTCGTATAAATACTCTGGCCCTTCACCAGAATACGAAAGTCTACTAGACAATGCAGGACCATCATAATTATAAACTGTTCCGCTAAAACTTGGAATCATTGTGGATAATGTTGAAGTAAATAAACCGCCTCCATACAGACCATATTTCCAGAAATACGCTCCACTAAGAAGATTAACGTTAATTGTTGCTGAACTAGAACTAGAGCCAAGAATCAAACCTCTTTCAAGCATGTAAAAAGCCATACTTGTACCAAGATAATAATTCCCATTATCAGTTAAGTATTGTTGCAATTGGTACTGATAATAATAAGTAAAAACATTATTATATCTGTTAGTTGCCCATTCGGAAGAAGTAGTAGAACCATATCTCTTGTAGCCACGAATACCGTAGTACATAATACTTCCACTATTTATTTCGCACCCATTAACACCCAACGCAGCCGCAGTTCCACCACCCGCTCCAGAATAATAATAATATCCAGTGTAGTCAAAAACTTGTCCAGAACTAGTCCCATTTATATGAAATCCACCAAAACGTTGTGTGTATGTATAACCAGAATGATACCCGCCAATTGCGGAACAAATGTAAATACTTCCATATGTATAACTATTGCCAGCATTGTTATGAAAAATAAAATAAGTGCTAGGCATATCATATAAAGTATCAGGCCCATTACTAGCATTTGTATTGCGGTTAAAATACCAAGTAATACTAGTAGTAGGACTAGACCTATAAATAGGAAGAAGGGTATATCCATCTCTTGTTGTAGAAGATGTCCATCCATCTGTTACTTTTATGCCAATGTCATCATAAAGGCAAAAATATTGATTGCCTGTAATAGTGCTAGGTATATAGTATTGAGGATCAACTAAATACATTTGCAAAGCTGCATTCGCAGAAGAAGTACCTTCAGCACGAAGTGGGCCAACATTTAAAACAGTATGCGGAGCAGACGAAGAACGAAAAAAACTAGACGGTGTACTGGTGCTGTCAACGTATACAGTAGCAAAGAGCAAAGGCTTATTGCCATCAGAGTCTGCTACAGTAAACTTGTTTGTAGCAGTAGTATCAAACATTGCTACTAAACCAGCATTGCCCCAAGAACTAATTGCTGAAGTAGTAGCACTATTTAAGGCGGTAGCTTTTGAAATATTATTACTATCTGGATACCAATCGGAACCCGCATCTATTAAATAAGAAGATTGAGACAAACCCTTAAAGCGTATTTCATCTCCATCAGATAGACCAGATAAATTAGCATTACCTGTAGTGGATGTTCCATACATATCCGACAACGCCCAAGGCGCAGCATAGGTGCCGCTACGAGAAGTCGTATCGGTTGTACCATGAATGCCCCCAACAGAGGCTTCAATGTAGGGGTCAACCCAATAAACTGCCATAATTAATTAATCCAGTTAGTGATTGCAGCTTCTGCCAAATCTATAATATCTGCGTAAGGTGTCGAAGAAGTAGCGTCTAGTTTTATTTGCTTTGTGATAAAATCTACAGTACCTGCTACCGTATCCGTTTCAACAGCTTCAAATTCACAGATAACAGTATTATCATCTACAACTTTAATTTTACGTTGATCGTTAAGTCTTGCTTTTTGTATCATACAGCAACACTCCCTGCCATATCTTCCTGAGTCATTACCCAAGAATAACATTTTCCGAGAAAATCATTACCACTTTCGGCTTGAATATCCGTAAGATCAGCATAATATCGGCGGAAGTCCACCTCACGAGTATCATCGTTTGGCGTTGCAGTGGCGTAGCCAGCTACGTCGATCATTACAGTAAACTTAGCATTACCAGAACGCATACGGTTAATAGCTGTAGTTACAATACGAAAGTAAGCACCCGTAAATGGGGTGCCGTATTGACTAGTTATTAGATCAAGTTGAATAGCCATTCTAGTCCCTTTTAATACACTACTTCTGATGTGTTGATGGTAGCTACCCACCGAATATTAGTGGATGCTGCGCCTGTTACGGTAATAGCCAGACCACCGTTAGTCGTGTCTGCACTCAAAGCCATGCCCCAAGATGGCGTGTTATCAATAACGGTTGTGGTAGAACTCACCAAAGTAGTAGAAGCTGCAGAATCTTCTCTACGTAGTAAACCTTTTACTTCCCATGCTGCACATGCAGTGCCAGCGGATGCCTGCTGACGGGCCACGATGGTGCCGTGGAAGGCATAGGCAGAGTTGTTGCGAAGAACTATTTGGTTTGTGGTGCTAGGGGAGGCGTTAACAGCAATTCGTTCTGTTACCAAAGCACTAGGAGTAGCGTCTGTTGTTCCTCGTTTGAGAACATACATTGATGTTTGAGCAGTAGAGCCGCTCTCACCACCAGCATAAGCAAACTGACCAAAGATAGTAGTATTAGCACCTTGAATAGCTATAGAGTTTTGTGCTCCTGCAGAGGAGCCATCATGTAACGCAATAGAACCATTTCCTGTCGCAGATGGGTTTGACAGAGAGTAGTTTCCACCAATGCAAACAGCGGCTGTTCCTGTTGCACTAGCGGCACCATATTGGAAACCACCAATAGCAACAGAGGATGTTCCTGTTGCACTACCCCGTCCAATAGCGGTTGAGTAATTGCCACTTGCTTTTGCTAAATACCCAATAGCTACAGCGTTAGTACCAGAAGCGCCATAAGTAGTGGTATTATCATTAATAGCTGCTGCAAAACTATTAGCACCTGATGCTCTTGATTTTGCCATTGCAACGGCGGTATCACCACTGGTGTATGCGTATTCCCCCAGTGCAATCGACCTAGACCCTGATGAAATTGGCCCTGTTCCAGCACCACTGCCACTACCAATAGCAGTAGAAAACACCCCATCTGCATTAGAGTTTACACCAACAGCCGTAGTAAAATTGTTATATGCTTTAGCAGCATCACCTATTGCAACGCTATGGTGGTAGTAATCGTAAGGTTTTTCATTGGCTATACCCCAACTAGTGCCATTATTTACAAGCGTAACGCCAGTGCCTCTATTAAGCAAAAGCGGATCGCTGCTTGTATACCCATTGCTAAAGCTACTACCAATATAGTCGGGTAAACCAGAGTCAGGTTTAACACTAATAGTACCAGTGCCGTCATTCCAAATGCTAACAGAAAAACCCGTAGTTAGCCCAGAAATTGCTGGGAGGGTGGCATCCACAGTGCCTGTGGTAAATCTAATAACAGTACCAACATCAGCAGATGTAATAGTATAAGCAGTACTCTTATCGGAAATAGTGTATGTTCCACCACCGCCGCCACCGCTACTAAAATCTGCTGCAGTTGCTGTCAATGCAACAATCGCAGAGCCACTGAGGTTAATGGCAGAGCCAGCATTGCTGCTCTCGCTGACAGTCCGTGTCAGGGTGGTGCCAGACGCCGTGTAGGTGCCTGTGCCAATCTCCCAGTCAGAGCCATCCTCAATGAGGTAGCGCACAGAAGCACCATCAGTCACCCCAGCCGTAGCAAAATTTTGATAGCCAGTGGAAGCACTGCCCAAGGTTATCGTACCTGTACCCGTAGTACTGGTAGTCATTTGTGCTCTATTAACTAGGGTGACCATAGGTACTTATTCCTTATGCGATCTGGATAAAGCCGTTAGTTGCATCGAAATCAACAGTGAAGCTGTCACCAGAGTTCAAAGTAATAGACGAACCATAGTCATAGTAACCTACTAGAGGATCACCTGATACTGTATCATCATAAATAACAACATAACGGAACGGGCCTACCGTACCAGAAGCTGTCATTGTTTTGTCAGCAAGAACCAACTTGTACGTACCGCTTGTCTGAGCAGACGAAGTTGTAGTAATTGTTACGCTGTCAAGATTGGCAGGTGCGCCAGTTGCTTGTGTAATATCGGCAAGTAAGCTGTTAGCTGCAGATGGTGCTGTATTAGTCAACGCAACTTTAAAGGAGTCTGACCCCAAGTTTGCGCTCTCTACAGCATACTCAATGAATGAGTTGAATTTGTTAAACGTTGCCATTTTGTCACTCCTTATGCAATACGAATTATGGCGTTAGTTGCGTCTGCTGTGGGAAATTGAATTGTAAAATCCCCATTAATAGACTTCTTAGTAGACCCAAAAGAAACTATTGCTATAGCTCTATTGGATTTAGATGAGTTATAAATGATACACCCATCAGCAGAAACAGTTACAGATGACCATGTGGTATTGTCATAATCGACTGTAGCAGTAGAACTGTCTAAAGAAATAGCTGCACCTGTTAGTGTATTACCGCCTGCAGTATAGTTAGCACCTACAGCTTCATCGGAATTATCTGTAACGTCTGAGTAGTTAGTCGTAGTTACGTTATATGCACCAGTTGGTGATACCTTAATTAACGCAACTTTTATTGTATCGGTGTCTAAATCATGAACACCCCCAAGAAGCTCTTGCTTGAAGCTGTTACACACAGCAGTTGTAATAGCCATCTTAGGATGTCCTATGTATAAGTTTCACAAGGCAAGAAAAGGCCAGCAGAAGCCAGCCCTTTCTCAGTAATATTAGGCAGCGTTGTAGTTCGCAGTGACAAGAGCCTCAGGACGCAGAATCTTGCGGCCATAGAGGTGCATACCACGAACGATATCAGCGAAGCCATCCGGGTCACGGTAGGTTTCGGTCTTGGTCAGTTGCTCAGCCGAAGCAACAGCCGAGTCATGACCAGCAACGATAACACCGTAGTTAGCATTCTGAGCCGAAGTGCCCGAAGTACCCGAACCCGTGCCGAGGTACGGCATATTGTTCGAGACATAGACACGGAAGCCATGCAGAGAGTTAAGGATCAGACCGTTCTGTAGGCCCGAACCACCGAAGTCAGCATTCAGCATACGGCTGTCTTCGTCTTTGAGCATCTCGACGAACACCGGGTCAACAACCAGCCAGCGGCCACGAGTATCAACATTGCGCTGGTCAAGGAGACGGCCCATACGAGCAATAACCGAGAGCGGCGAAACAGTTGTAGTCGAAGCGGCAGTAGCGCCACCAAAGCGAGGAGCAAGCGGAATCGAGTCGCCAGCAGTCGCAGTAGCAGAAATAGTCAGGTTGCCGAAGTCAGTGGCGTCAAGCTTGTTGGCAGCAAGAAGTTCGTCAGAACCAGCAGCCGAGTCAGCTTTAGTGCCAGAGACAGTCGTGTTAACAGCCCACGAACCAGCACCGCCAGCATAGCCAGACAGGTAGCCGAGAACTTCTTCGTCCATCTTATCGGCCATCTTGTAGGCGGCACGATCAGTGGCAAGGCGCATGAAGTCAATGTGCGAGTGAGCTTCTTCGATGTCATCCATCTTGAAGGCAAAGTAGTTAGCTTTGTCAACGACAAGCTGGAAGTCGGTGTCAACGAGGTCTTGAGCGGAGATTTGAGTACCACGCTTAAGGGTGTTGACAGTGATATCCGGCTCTTTCATGATGCGAACAGTGTCGCCCTGAGCCGAGATTTCACCCATGTAGTCCGAGTTAGTAATAGCATTACAAACAGCAGCTTTACGGAAAGCAAGCTGAGCTTGTTTGCTAAAGATAGTCGGGGAGAAGTTGCCATTGGGGAGGTTGCCCCAAGCAGTTTCTTTTGCGAATGCCATGTTATGTTCCTTTCATGATGATATGGCAAAATTAGTAGACACGCATATCCACGATGAAAGAGGCTCTTAATGTAAGGGTAGTCAGCTTTGCATATGAGGATGGCCGTCCTGTAATGCGCTGGGCCTTTATTCAGAGGTAGTTCTTTTAGTGGCAGGAGTGCTAGGTGGGCGAGGCTGCAATTATCACACTCCCCGCCCGATAAGCATACACTATTGTGTATATACTATAGTTTTACTTACTACTTGAGTATTGTCAATCACTTTTTACTCATATCGTAAATAAACTTACCAGTACGTTGCGCTTCAAAGATTTCTTCTTGACGCTTCTCGTATTCTTTCATAGACATCTTTGCTACTTGCGATTCCGACAAGTACTTACTAGCTTGATCTGCCTCAGGCTTAGTAGTACTACGGGTCTTAACAGAGGAAGCAGCAGACTTATCGCTTGATGTTTTCTTAGCTGTCTTGATACCAGCGTCAACTTTATACAAGTCAATCACACGGGCTACAGACTTAGCGTCATCAGTGTTCTCATAGAGGGCATCTTGCACCCACTTAGGCTGTGTCTCAGCCCACTCATGGAATGCATCGTCTTCACGAATATCTACAAAGTCAGGGTGGTAGCCAAGAAGTTCAGCTTCTGCTTTTTCTTTCTTAGCTTGCACACGCATAGACTCAATCTCTTGAAGTCGCACATCTAGATCGCTGGCTCTTTCAGAAGCTTTCTTGTCTGCAATAGCTTCAACGATAGCAGCTACGTCAGGGTACTTCTTAGCCCAAGCCTCTACTTCTTCAGAAGTCTTAGGCAGAACCAATTCATTCTTAGTAGCCTTCTCTAGCTGAAGCTTAAGCTTCCCAAGCTCTTCTTTAAACTCTGCTTCTTTAGCAAGTTGATGCTTGCGTAAATCACCATAGCGTTGTTTGAAAGTACGTTCTTCTGCACTCAGCTTAGCATCTTCTTCTTGTGCTTCAGCTTCTGTAGCCTTTTCTTGTTTGGTATTATCTTCTGGCGAAACTGTGGGTTCTGCCTCAACTCTTTCGCTGGCAGATTCCTCACTTTCAGACTGTTCTTCTTCTTCGTCTGTTTCACTTTCGTTACCTTCAAGCAAAGCTTTAAGCTCCGCTTCTTCTCTGGCAATCTTAGCTTGAAGTCTATTGTGTACTCTAGAGTCTGTAGTAGTTGCAGTATTCATATCTAGTCCTTATGTTGGGGCCAGCTATACAGCCGGGTAGCCTTATTATTTTACGGAAGCTATTTTACTTCTTTTTCTTTTTACTTGCAAGCCCACCTTTACTGAAACCAACACTAGCTCCACAGCCTCTTGCAGTTAGTGCGCCTTCAATGCGCTTGCCTTCCTCTTCGATCTTCTTAATCTCCGCAGGAGTAGCTAAACCGCTTTCAGCACGAGCAACAACTTCTGCAGTTTTAGCAGGTGCTGCAACAGCCATATCTAATGCAGCTTCTTTTTGTTGCGATCTTTTAAGATTATCTCTTAGCTGTCTAGCTGTAGCAGCAGCATCGTTTGCTTCCTGCATGAAAGCCTCACTATGAACGGGGCCAGTTGCAGCAGGCTTAGGTGCTGTAGTTGCAGCAGGTGTAGTCTTAGGTTGTTCTAGGATTTCATCTAGAGTTTTGCCGGTTCCCGGTACGAGAGTTGTAGTCTTAATATCATACGTAGGGATGGATGTTGCTGTAGGCGGCTCAGGCTTTACGCTAGTAGTAGCTGGAGTATAGGAAGCCATAGCCTCTTGAACTGCTGCGTTTACTGCACTAGGCTCTGCACTAACGATACCTTCTTTGTCTTCGCCTTTGAATGCAGTTAACAGGCGGCTGAACAATCCGGGTCTGTCTTGTTGTGTTACATCAAGCAGGTTAGTCAAGGCGGCTCTATCTTCTTGAGTTAAGCTCTGATCCTCTAAGCGTCTTTCAAGCTCACGCTCTACTTGTTTAGCTTGTGCCATCATGGCACCCTTAATGATAAGCCCGAAGATAGGATTAATAAGTCCAGCACCAATAGATACAACGTCATCCATTCCAAACTTAGTTTGGTCTTCTACCATCTTGGAAAGCTGGTCTACGGAGAGAGAAGCATAGTCAATAGCTTTAGGCCGTGCGGCTTGAACTTGCTGTTGTGACGGGGTTGCTCCACCGCCCGTTCTATCTGTTTGAGTAGCCTTTTCAACTTGTTGTCCTGCAGGAGTATATCCCTCAGGAATTACAGACATAGGCTGGCCTCTAAAGAAAGGCACTAGTAGTGTGCGACCTTGATCGTTAGCGTACTCTACATACGTATATACGTCTTGGTTGGTAAGCTCTTCAAAGGAAGGGAACGTAACATCGCCACCCTCTGCAAAGCCTGCAGGCTGGTCGTCAGCAGTTTCCAACTCAGAGATATCAAACGGAAGACCGTCTTCAGGTTCAATGATCTCCATACCAGTAGGCTCTCCACCTACACGGCCTTTACGTTCCATGTCAGTCCAGCCCATCTTAGCTTCTGAGCGCAGGTCTTCAAAGAACTTAACGCCGTAGTAACGCACTACGTCTGCAGGCACAACGTACTCACCCTCGCTTAGCTGAGCGGGGATGTCATCACGTACTTCCTCAGGCATAGCCCCAGTAGGTACATCATTGCCAGACACAGGGTCTACACGGCCTGTCTTAAACACAGCCTCAGTCTGATCTTCTAGGGCCATTAACCTTCTCCCGTAAGTGCTTTAGTTTCTTGTAGGCGTTAACAGCCCCTTGTGCACGATGCAAGTCTACTATATTATCGGCAGATACTAGACAAGAATGCTCTAGTGCAATGTACTCGTCTAGCACCTCCAAAAAGGCATCATATACTTCTTTGTCGTTTACGATTGTCTTAAGCGACATTACCAGTAAATCCTTGTTCACCCGGAGTAGGCGCAGTGCCTATACCAATCTGTGAGCCGCCGCCGCCAGACGTATCAGCTACACCTTGTGGGCCTTGGCCTTCAGGGCCAGCAACTCCCGGTGCTGCAGCAGGTGCAGGCTGCGCTTGGAAGCCCTTAAGAAGCTCTGCTTGGATAGCTGCGTCCTGCATAGAGTTAGTGACCTTATCAGGGTCAAGGTCCATGCTCTTAGCAATCTCACGGATAATATAATCCATTTTAGCAAAGGGTGCAAGCACAGGATTCTGTGCAACCTGAAGGAACTGCATAAGACGCTGGCTACGAACTTCATTAGCCATCAAGCTTTCAGTACCAGATGCGTTAATCTCAAGGTCGCCACGGATGCTAGGATGAAAGTCAAACTGCATGTTAAACGAGAAGAAAGCTTTACCCATAGGACGGATAAGGTAGTCATCTACATTCTTGATAACATTGCGAATACTTCCATTAGCAGCAGACATAAGCATACTAATGCCAGAGGCAGTCCTACCCACTCCAGATACGCCTGTCTGACCATGAGCAAAACTTGGGAAGCCAGTGCTTTCATCTGCTAGTACCCTTGCTTTATCAAACAGTTGAATGTTTTCTCCAGCAACGTTGGGGAACTTTGTGCCGAAGATAGCTTGACCCGGTGCCCCGCCCTGACGCCGGAACACTTTGCCGGGGTACACAGAGAGGTCTTGTCCGGGGACGAGGTTAGTCTCGTCTACCTCAATGATAAGGTTGCCAGAAAGAGCAGCATTATCAATCGCCATACGCATAAAGCCGTTCATCAGCGTCTGCGTGTCATCCATGTTTTCTGCAATGCCTACACCAAAGAAGCTGTAGGGGTTATGCTCATAAGGAACAGCATAGTAGGGAATGCGAGTAGGCTTGAACGGGTTAAGCACAAAGCGCAGCACTTCACCGTTACATACCCAGACGTTGCAGTTTACTTCGTCTAGTTCAGACAACTCTTTAGGAAGCTCAATGCCGTGGTCTGTTAGAACATCTGTACCAACATAACCCCAGAACTCCAGCACTTCCCATCTTTCAGAGTTAGGCTGAGTTGCGTTGTCTTCCATGATCTGCTCCCAATACTTAGCAACATAGTTGGGAGCTTTATCAATAGCGTTCTGGATTCCGTCTTCCATAAAGTAAGGACGGGTCTTAAGGTTACGCAGTTGTGTGCGTGACATCTTGTGACGCTCAACTGTGTATTCAGCCTCAGTCATAGCTTTGGCTTCAGGATCAGGGTAGAAGTTCCACACACTGACATGACCGCATTCGGGTACAGTCTTAATCAGCGGGTTATACTCACCTTCGTCATCCCAATCAGGATACTCTTTATCTACAGCAAACGGACCCTTCATGACGCCTGTGCCAAGAAGAGCCATTTCAAATGCCATGCTACGAAGGTGGATAGAAGCACCAGACTCTACAAGTTGGTCGTGGATTTTCTTTTCCATCTTCTTAGCTGCAACCATAGCAGGATGGAACGTAACAGTGGTAGGTCCAGTACCGTCACCCTCTACAATCTTTTCAGATACAGGCCCAAGCTTAGCTTCAAGCGGACCCATGCGCTTACGCAGGTCATACAGAGTTTCACCGGGGGCGAGCTTTTTAGTCGGGTCAATCAAGTATGGCTTTGCAGGCTCAGACTTAGTAAGCTCTCTAACGCCACCCTTATCAGCTTTAGGATCAATGTTAATGTGTACAGACTCAGCTACACCATCAGGAAGAACAGAAGGGTCTACTGATAGAGGAAACTTATTGTTGCCAAGAAGAACATCAACGATTTGACCATAAGCAGCCAGCGTCTTCGTCTTTGTGACTTTAACAAAAACCCTCGACTTTTCCGCATCAGTGAACTTGACATCCGGCCCATATAAACCTCTATAGTTTCTATAGGCTCTTAGCCAGCGTTCTTCATCTGCAAGTCTAGCATCTTCTGCTCTACTAAAGCGATCCTCTACAAACGAGACAAGATCACTCTTAGAGTCAAAGATGCTATCCTCACTGTTTTCAGCAGCTACTACTGCGTCTGTCTCAAACATTTCTTCATTGTTTGCCATTAATCTGTGTCCCATGTAGTATAGGTATTACTCTTTTGGAGGTTCATTTGAGCAGGGATGATAGCCAAATTCTTTTCAACATGTAAACCACAAACTGCCTCTCCCTGCAAGGGTATGATATGGTCTACATGATGCAATACACCAGTACTCTCTGTTATAGATGCACAGACTGTGTATATACGCTTGATCTGTTCTAGGTCTGCCCAAGCTGGTGTAGCTTGTAATTTTGCAGCCTTTCTTTTTGCAACTCTTGCAATATAAGCTGGTTTATTTTTTTGGTATTCTTTCTTTGCAGTCTCTATTTTTCTTTTATAGTTATCCGCATTCCAGTTTAGCGTCTTTTGTTTTGCACACTCTTTGCAGGTGTAAGTCTTACCTAATGGAAAGACCTTACAATTATGATAAGAATCTAGAGGCTTTCCTATTTTACAAACGTTGCAAATACGCATCTAATAGCCAAACGTTGTGTCACTAGCTTGAAAACCAGTGCGTTGAGTAGCAGGATTATAGTCCCATAGGCTGCTGCGAGGACGAGTCATGATGCCATATCTTAAGGCGTCATACAGGTGATCTTCTGCATTTGTATCTACATCCTCAGGGTTTCGTTTGTCTAGAGGGATAGTAGGTATCTGTGCAATAGTATGTGTACAGTGATCCATAAATACGAGCCGTGGCTTTTCAGTAAACTCGTCTACCTGTAGCCTGCGGTGTATTTCGTTTTTACCTGCGACACGAGAGCCACGTGATCTGTCAGACGGACGCCAGCGGCACCCTTTCATATTCATCTGCTCAGCCAAGCTTGGCCCCGTGTCGCCCCGGTTGTGCCATAGAGAGGAGTCAAGCACACCGTACCTTATTGTACCATCTTCGTGTTCTGCCTGCAATATAAGATCAGCCAAGTCAGAAGCTGTAACTTTAGAGACATACATCTCACGATAAACAATAAGCTGTTCATCTGGTGCTACAGCAAACCACAAGACGCCAGTGTAAGAACCGTAGCCGTAGTCACATGCTCTGAACTTAACCCACGACTTAGGTATGTCGAAACGTTCAATAACGTGCTGCTTTCTATCAAACTCAGGAAAGGCTGCACCTTCGTTGATATCCCAGTTGCCCTCAAGGAGTTGCTTCCTCTGATGCTCTGGCAGTGACAGAAGCATTGCTTCGTAGTCACCTGTGTCAGCTAGATACGGATTATCAAAGAGACTAGCTGGGATAAATCTCCGCTTGAAAAGAGGCTCACCCTCTCTGCTGTGTCCCTTAGGGAACGTAATTGTTTCGCCTGTTTCAATGTTAGTAGCCCAGAAAGCTTTGCCTGCAGGTGCGGGGTCAATGAACATTTTCTTAACCCAAGCATGTCCTGCTCCTCCGGGGTTGGTAGTTGCTCTCATGTAAAGCCCTAAGCTTTGAGACTGTGCGCTACGCAAACGTGAACGCATGTAATCCCAAGCATAAGGGGTAGGCCACTGAGTAAGTTCGTCAAAGCCAATCCAGTTAAACGCCTGACCTTGGTATCTTGTAACGTCCATGTCTTTATCTAGGTAAGACATCCAGAGCCTGCCGCCCTTAGGGCTAATCCATTGGCTCTTACGTTCAGACCACTTGATACCCGGCACCGCTTTAGGGTATAGCTCCTGAGACTTTTGAATAAGCTCCCTTAGTTCCTCTGTAGTGTGTCGTACAAGCAGACCACTAAAGTTAGGATCATTCAAACCGTGAAGCGGGTCAGCCAACATAGCGTAAGACTTACCGCCACCTGCAGCACCACCATAAAGCACCTCTCGTTCAGATGAACTTAAGAAGTGCGTCTGAGGGCCGGGGTTTGGCTTGAACACAATGTCCTGTGCCGCCTCGACATCAAACTCAGGAGCAGCAACTTGTGCAGGAACAGTCTGAGGGGTGGCGACTGTTTCACTCTTGCTCTCTGACTGAGTACGCCCCGACCCTGCCCTTTTCGAGCTTCTCGATTTGGTCGAGCGTTTCTTGGAGCCTTGCGGCAAGCTTGCGCTTAATTGCAGATGCTCTTTTACGTCTTCGCTCAACTTCAATCCTCTTTCTCAGTCCATCAGGAGTTATACTCCTGCCTGTTTCTTTAGTAAGCCACGCAGCCACAGCTTTGTAACTATACTGTTTAAGATGCCTCTTTGCAAGTTCTAATGCTTCAAGCTCTTTTACTACAGGTTCAAACAGATGAAAGTTGTCGGGGTGTTCTCTATAACCAAAAGGGATTTTCTGCGTAGACCTAGCTATTACGTGCCACTCTCTTTCTTTACCTTTGAGTGGCTTTGGTAGCTGCCAGAAATCTAAATCCCTGTCAAAGTCGTAACTACTCATTCGTACCTTCTTTGGGTGGTAAGTAGAAGATTCCGCCACTGGAGGAAGTGACATCAACCTTATCTACTTTACCAAGCCCAGCACGATCAAGCAAGTCTTTTGCTGCTACCATCTTCTCTTTAATGCCTAACTCTGTAGGATCATATAGAGCATTAGCCATAGAGACTGCTGCTTTCGGTGCAATTCTTGCGAAGTATGTACGGGTTCTCTCCGCAATCTCGTCTTTAAGAGCTTCAACGATAACAGTGGTAGCTGTCGTATCACTGTAACCTGCCAGCCTCTTAGCAGTCACAACGTCACCGTTAGCTTCGTCAAACAATACGTCGAGAAACTTCTGCTGATTTTCTGTTAGGTTACGTGCCATGTTGTGTCTTCCTTGTTAGCCCTTTAGGACTTCGTAGATTTGACCACGGGAAATACCCATGTCTTGCAGTTCTCTATCTGAGAGATTGTGTAGCTGCCAGTAGGCAACCTTACGTTCTTGTG